ATCTTCCAGGTTGATGTCAGGAATCTCAGCATAAATGGATGAGCGATGAGTGGGTTCGACAAGTTGCTGGAGATTCTGTTCCAGTGCCTGGTCAGTTTGAACTTCGAGTTCCTGTTGCTGTTCTTTCTGTTCGGACTTCTCTTCAGATTCTTCAGTCTTATCAGATGTGCCAGAACTGAGAGTGCTTTCTTTCTTTCCCTCAGGGTTGGGTTGCTGAGGTTGTTGTTTTTGTTGTTGAACTTCAGACTTGCAATATTCATACAGAACCCGAGCAGCGTCACACGCTTCGTCAAAGGTCTCTGCCTTAGCAATCAGATTCAGAATCTCTTTCTCTTCATCCAGAAAAGGAATGCACATAAAATTGCCACCCTTAAAGTGAAGGTTGGCACGGTCAGCAAGATTCATTTGAGGAATCTTATCTTCATCCACTTCGAAGAAGTTATCTGCAACCATCTCCTGATAACCTCGGTAAAAGGTTTTGTTCAGACCAGGATACTTACGCTTGATGAGTTTCTCAATGCGGACATCTTCGGTCACATTGATGAACTGAATGGGAACATCCTCTGGAGGGTCAATGTTTGGAGTGAACAATGCGTGTCCCACCTCGTGACCCACCAGAAGGTCGTACACGATGCCAGAAGCACGCTTCCAGATGGGAAGAGTGAGAACCCTGCCATCCACGTCAAAAGACGCTGTGGTGCAGTTGGGAGAGTTCTCTACGATGAGATCTTCAGTGGCAAGCAACTTAGCAAGTTGTGATTTGATTTCGAGATCGATCATCAGTCTTCCGCTTTGCTTTCATCTTACAACAAAACCCAGGCAGAAACCTGGGTGCGAGACAGTTTTTTAACTGGTATAACCAAACCCCCTTGGAGTTGGAATCTCCTCGGGGGCCTGTCGGTCGGTGTGTCCTCCCTTAAATTACTCGGTTAGAATGTGGCGACAGAACCTCTTGGCGTCGCTATCGTTTCCTCCCACTTCTGCCATACAGGAAAAGTAATCTGCTACACGGTCGTTTAGATCCTCCATCCGTGGTTCTTCATGAATTTCCCAAGTGGCAAGCTCATTATAAGAAACAAGGTTTTTCATAAATGAATACCTCACGTCATGTTTTTATTTAGTGGAAACAAGGAAATGTGACAGCTTTGTAATGAACTTTTATGTCTTGGTTTTCAACTGACTGAATCCCCTTGTCTTCTCAAATTGTAGCACCTCACCGAACTTATCGTCAAGACCAGACTTATGTGAGATAACAAAGATGTTACAATCCTTGATTGTGAATCGAATGATCTTCAGAAACTCCTCTGTACCAAAACCATCCAGAGACGAGTCAAACACCTCGTCCATAATGAGAAGGTTGGTGTTGACTGAGTTCTTAAACCTTGCCACCTCTCTCCAGGTGAACAACAAAGCAAGGTCAATTCTCATCTTCTCACCCTCAGAGAATGATGAGTAAGTGAAGTCTTCATGAATGGGAGTTTCGATGGTCTCGTTAAACTCCTCATCCAACTTGAAGTTGATGTAAAAATCCATCATCTGAAGATACTTGTTTACTGATTGATTAATCAGTGGCAAATACTTCTTGATGATCATTGCTTTGACTCCACCATCTTTCAGAAGGTTGTAAGTAAAATCATGGTAATAAGTGTCTTCCTTCTTACCACCAACCTCTTCAAATGTGTTTTGGAGTCTGTCCTTGAAGTCTTCTAACTTTTCATGCTCAGTATTTCTGTTCTCAAGTTGCTCGGTAATTGTTTGAATTTCAGATTCCAGTTGTGTGATCTGTTGTTGACAACCAGAGATTCGAGTATTGTTTTGAGAAATGCCATGTAAAAGTTGAGTGACCTCCTTAGAGATTCGTTGGAAAGAAGACTCCCTCATCTCTTCGTTTTTAATTGCTTCTTCGAGTTCTTGATAACCCTTCTGCAACTCTGCAGCTTTATTCTGGGAGTCTTCAATCTTATTTAGTCTGAAGGTCTCTTCTATGGATTGTGTACAGGTTGGGCAAACCGTCTTCTCAGTAAAAAATTTATGTTCCTTTACGAGAGTTGCAATCTTCTGTGACAGTTTGCCTTTAACATTGCCAAACTCTTTCAGTTTCTTTGTGGCACCCTGAAGTCCCTCCAGTTCGTCCTGAAGTTTTGTTGACTGCACTTCCAGGTCCTGGTTTTCATGAACATAACCGTCCACACTTGCCAGCAGTGCTGTGATCTTTTCTTTCTTTTGTAAAATGTTATCGTTGCCTCTCTTCTCCAGTTGCTCGATAAAGTTCTTCTGCATTTCAACTTTATCTTTCAGACTGTCCTTCTTCAGATCCAGGGTACGAATCTCTTCACGAAGACTCCGAATCTTTTCCTTGATTAACGTATTCATCGAAGAGAAGATGCGAATATCCAACAGATCCTCAACCACTTCCCTGCGGGAAGCAACAGGAAGTTGCATGAATGGAACAAACGAACTGCTTCCCAGAATCACGATCTGAGTGAAACTCTTATAATTCATCTTCAGAACATTCTGTTCCAACCACTTCTGCTGATCCACAGCAGATGCATTCTGGTCCAGTGGTTGGTCGTCTCTGTAAATTTCAAAGACCGCTGGTTTGATTCCTCGGACAACTTTCCAAGGTGTGGAGTTCACAGAGAACTCAATCTCAACTAAACAACTCTTTTCGTTGGTTGTGTTGACCAGTTGAGGTTTATTGATTTTACGAAATGCTTTCCCATACAAAGAAAAACACAAAGCATCAAGAATGGTGCTCTTGCCTGCTCCGTTAGAACCAATGATGAGAGTGGTCGATTCTTTATCAAGTTGGACTTCAGTAAACTGGTTCCCTGTACTTAAGAAATTCTTCCATCTAATCTTTTCAAATGTAATCATGTTCTTCTAAGCTGTGAGGAGGAATCACAACGTCATCTTTGGTAATTATAGTATAGCAGTGATCGTGTATTTCGCAAGTCTTAATCATTATTTCATCCTCCACTTCCATTACATGCATCTCAGGGAATCCAAGTTCTTCCAGTTGCATGGCATAACGAACAGCATCATCCATCAATTCAAAGATGTAGAGAACTTGTTCCCCATCATCATTCCGAACCGAATAAGCACCTTCGACTTCTTTGCCTTCAACTGCAAGAATGAACATTAGACTAACTCACATGCCTCTTGGTAGATTTCCCTAATCAATTTCTGAACTTTGGACTTATCCAATTCCGTTTCAGTTTCTTCAATGTAACGATCAAGAATTGTTAGCGTGTCTTCTGACTGCAGAACTTCATCTGCTTCCTTATCATACCAACCACTAAAGTCAAAGTTCCCAACAATCTTCAGATCAGCAACTCCAGTCTGATAAAGTTTATCAATAAACTTCTCAAACTTAACAGTGTTGGATTTATTTACAACAACCACTTTGACAATCTTATTTACATAAGGTGTGGCATCAAAGAGTTGATGATCGGTGTCGTCATATTTGATGGAATAGAACATCTTGTATGGGTTATCCACATACTCGTGTTCTAAGGTTTCGGTGTCTAGGATTGTGAACCCACGGTTATCACCCACGTCGGTCCAATACATCTCATAAGGATTACCTAGGTAGAAGATTCGTCCGTCAGTTGATCTTGTATGGTAGTGACCTGAAAAGACCTTTTCGAACTTCTCAAATAACTTGCTCTCCAAACCATGGTCCATGACGATCTGTCGATTAACTCTAAATCCGTTGAGTTCAAGATGCCCCAACGCGACGTTGCAACGAGTCTTTTGAACAATTTTGACAGTGTTTTCTTCATTTTCACTATTGATCCAGGGTACAAGTAAAACGTCTAACCCAGCAACAGTCGCTTCTGCTGCTTCCGAATAGACATGGACATTATCATATTCTTTCAGTAACAACTCAACACTGTTAACTGAGTTCGTGTTCTTATAATAAGCGTCGTGGTTACCAGCAATGAGGTGCATCTCAATGTCTCTTTCCTTCAGTGGTTCAAACACAACACGCTTAGACCACTGGAGAGCAGAGAAGTCAATGCCTTTACGGGAGTCGAAACAGTCTCCCATGTGAATCACATGTTTAATTCCCAACTCATCGATTGTTGGAAAGAAGATGTTGGCATAGAACTCTTCAAAGTAATCATGAAACAGTTTAGAGTTCTTACGGGCACCATAATGAGTGTCCGTGATGACAGCAATCTTCATGAATAACGCAACTTTGCGTGCACAGAATCCTTGATGCTATTGTAATCGGAATAGTTCTCTGCGTCAAGATCGTTGGCATCGAAGACTTCATCAAAGTTTGTCTTCTCAAGAATCTTGTTCTTGATCTCCAGTTGCTTCTTCTCCTGAGAGATGCGTCTGAGGAATGCGTAGTAAATGATCTGAGTAAAGTAAGCAAAAGGATTCTTTGACTTCTCAGAATTGAAGTTGTGGATGTAGCGAACACAGTTCTCAATTCCGTCACAGATCATGTCCTCACGGAACATGTAATTGACAAAGTTTGGTTTATAAGACAAGTGAGTGGCAATC